GAATAGTGCACTGTATCGTGTACGTGGGGAAAAGTTTGTACCTGCGCAAGACACATTCATGCGCGCCGCATCTTCGCCCTACTGGGACGGATATGGATCTCAAAAAGTACTGTATTACAATGACATATTCCAAACCACCGATGCTACAATTAATCAAAGTGTTGCAATGGAACTGATTTCCTGCGCACAAGTTGTCCCTATGCCGCTTAATTGCGCGCGTATCGAGAAGAAAGACAACATGTTCTTTTCTTCGGAAATTGTCGTTGCTGATTGCAACATTTTCCCAACTGACACTATGCTAAAATCACTGATTACTGAGCCTGACGCCTTACGCAGACGGTTCGCATTCCAAATTGAAGTGAATCTCAAGCCTGAATGGTCCATCAATGGAAAATTCGATACCAGAAGGGCAACACGACCATTTGAGTACGACGCATATGAATTTAAAGTAATTGAAACCAATCGAAATGAAATCACACTGTGTAATTGGAAAGAGTTAATTCGTAAATTATCAAAAGCCTGGGCCGTACATCGCGGTGTCCAGAGACGTAACGTAACTGAAGATGATTGTGGGATCGATGCTGATTTTATCGCGGCATACAATGACGAGTTCACATGGGAAGCGCCTCCATACGTTGAGAATCTTGAAGTGCAGGTGGGACCTAGCGCTTACTATTCTCCTTACCGGAATGAGTTCGGTGAGTTGTATGAGGACGGGGATGACACGGTTACATTCACCGCTGGGGATGGGGAGGAACCATCCTGGTGGATTACCCAGAAATTCCGCGAAATTTACGTATATAGCTACAACAAATTCCACTCATCAATCAATTTCTTTCAAATTCTCGCTTTGTTGGCATCAATCAAACTCAAGACCAAAACAGCAGCTGATCAATTTTTACTTTCCGCGCGGCAACAAATTCGGCGTACGCAGAAATTTCTGAATCGCCATCGGGTCATGTTTGCCATTGTTGGGTGTGCCGCGGCTCTTGGAACACTTGTGGTGTTCGCCAAGAAGTTGTGGGCTATGGCCTTCCCGGCTCCAGCTGGTCTTCCTGAAGGCCACTATCCGGGTGATCAAGCACGTGGTTTTCGCAAGAAGGCGCGGAACACGACCAACCTTGAAGGCTCTGCCTCGGTTGGTATTCCGAAGGAATATCGGTACCTTGATCATGACCACATTGGACTTCCCACTGTTGGGCGCACTGAGCATACG